TTCTGCTATGCCATTAGGCTTACCTAGATATAACTTATCATCATGCGTAGCCACAAAGGACGTAGGCGTGATGTTGTTCCAGATAGTTGTTCTAGCAGAACCGTCCTGCAAGAAGGCACGAATATCAAAGCAATAGGTATATCCGATAGTGGGCAACACTAACAGATAGAAAGCATCTTTCTCATAGTAGACGCTTCTAAATAACTTAACATCTTCCTGTGTTACCAGTGCTAGGAACTGGTCACGGACATTACGGCTTAGGTCACGCACAGGAGCAGACTTCTCCTGAATGGTGCGACCAAGGCTACGGATACCGCTATCAGATAAGAATATCAGGTCTGTGCCGATGTTTTGCACAGAATCTCTAGCAAGGCAACCAACACCTTTGATAGTGTCTGCTAATGCAAGGCTGCCCAAGTCATTAGCGTTAGAATACAGGATAATGTTATTAGTAGTAAAAATAACTAAGAAGTTATTATGTGCTGCTAGTGCAACAATCTTCTCACCGCCAGGGACAACCTGCTCTAGGTTAATCTGTCCAGAACTAGAGCCATTAAAGTCTGTGGTGTCCAGTAACACTGAGTAGTACACTGTCAGGTTATCTGTACCAATATCTGCTACCCAGAGCCGACCATAGGCAGCCAATGCACAGTTTGGTGTAAAGGTAGTTACAGTGTAGCCAGAAGGTGCAGCGCCTACGTCAACCAGCCGCTGAAAGCCAAAGGAACCAGTATGTGCATGGGCAGTAGAGCCTAGTTTGTGATACACCAGTGCCGGCTGGTCTTTCTGCACAAGATAGGCATGAGCAGACAGAGTTAGTCCACTTTCGTACTGTGCCTGCACAATCTGCCAGTTATTATCTGTGATGCTGTATGTCAGATCAGCACTGTTGGTGCTGTTACGGACAGGCATCTCTGTTAGCGTTGTTGTGCCAGTGTATAGTTTATTGTTGCCAGTGCTGATAAAGGTATAGGTGCCATCACCGTTAGCAAACTCAAACATTGCTTCTGGAGCACTGCCTGTGCCGCCAGATGTAGTAACGTAGCCCCATCCTTTACGAGAAGCAATACGACCAGATTGGTCAATCACTGCATTGAACTACTGAATACCAAATAGTCTCATCAGGATGCCGTGCTGCTTCCACAGCAATGTAATCTAATAAGGACTGCTTTGCTACCGCATATTGACTGCTAACATTGATACCGCCATCCTCACCACGCTCTTCAATGGCCTTTGCCCATGCCAGCAGTACAATCGGTTTAGAAGGGATAGAAACAGAGTCTGTACCGCTGGATAGATCAGCAGTAGGAACAACTAAGTCTAACTTAACAGAATAGGTATTATCAGGGATAGGGAAGAGGTCAACCTTGATGTCCCCGCCAGCACTAATACCATTAAACTGATAATATGCAGGCTTTCCCTGTGTTGGGTTAGCCATAAGTTGTAACTGGTCTGTGAAGAATGACTTATTACGCTGCTCTAAGAAAGCACGGTTAGTGCTGTCATAAATCTGTAGTAACCGAGCACGGTCACCGGCGCCAGTGACAGCATAGTTGTATGTACTAGCAGAAGTAGTAATAGTAATAGTAGTTCTTAATGCTTCCCAATTCCAAGCATCTTCTACTTCACGCTTTGCATCATTAACTAGACTACCGATGAGGGATGAATAGTCATTCTGTGTAACACTAGACACTGTAGACTCACGCAATCGCGTAAGCACATCGTTCACCATAGATAAATATGTAGTAGCCATTTAGCCGTGCCTTTGTAAATATTCTTCTAACTCTGTAGAACTTTCTTGTGTTTCATCATAATTTAATAAATATAATCTTGCAAATTCTAATAATATTGGATCGTCTTTAAAATGTCCCAATCCAAGATTGCAGTTAGTACAAAGTTTTCCTCTTACTTTTAAAGTTGTGTGGCAGTGGTCAGTAACTAACATAGTTTCAGTACCACAAATTATGCAATTTTTTATTTCATCAAACTTATGCCACTCTTCTTTTTGAATACCGTCTGGCGGTTTTCTATATTGTTTTCTATACTTTCGTCTACAGGTTCTACACCAACTATCTAATTTACTATTTGTTTTTTTATTTGGAGGAAAGTTATCTAATGTACCTTCATATTCAACTTTACATTTAGTACATGCTAACACTCCCACTTACGTCTTGCCTTTCTTAAACGACTATTAGGGTCTTTTGCCGCTTCTGGATACATTTTCATTTGGCCCTCAGAGCGAGCACAACCATTATTTCTTCGCAGTCTTCTTTGCTTCTCTAAATGCTTTAGCAGTGGGAGCGCCTTTGGTGCCTGGCTTACGCATCTTCTCGCCAGAGCCTTCCTTAATACGCTTACGCTTGGCTTGGATATTGGCGTATAGTCCTGGTTTCATCGACCTCTCCCTGCTTTCTTCTTAGCAAGACCAGCCATTGATAGGCCAACAGCGATAGCCTGTTTCTGTGGCATTCCTTCTTTACGAAGTTTACGGATTTTATCTGATGCTGCCTGTTGTTTACCTTTTTTAGTATAGGCGTATTTCTTTCCATCGACCATAGGCATAGTAAACTCCTTAGTTGTGTTTTATATCTGATAACAATGGAACAACTTCAAAGGTAGCAAAGCAAGAAGAGTTAACAGCGCCGGTTTCAATAATAACTCTTAACTCATCGCCTTCCTCAAACAGAATATAAGCACTGCCATCAAATCTAATATAGTTTTTAGAGGCTAGGTTATACTCGTAAAAAATAGGAACTTCTTCGTTTGCTAGTTTTTTATAAATGTAAGCAGTAAAATTCTTTGCAGAAGAAGTACCATTATGTGCAAACAATAAGGTCATCTCTGCAACGTGCTTAGTAGGAACAGTATACATAGTAGTCTTTGTGTTGGCTACTAAGTTTTTACAGATAGTAAACTGCCTCATTTCTTACCAAGCCACTTTTGTACGGTGTCAGTCTCGTAGATACGAAAGGATGTCCATACGATAGTAAATAGCGCAGCAATAGCAGGTAGAATCTCTGCTAGTGTGCCTATGACAGTAACCACCGATAGTGCGTCAGTGGCTTGCTTGATGCCTTCTGTTGCCTGTGCCATTACGGTAGTCCTCTCACAAACTCTTTAGCCACATCGGCAGACATCACCACGCCATCAGCGTCTTGTAACTCTGCGCCTTCTAATACTTCTTTCTTGAAGTTGGCGTAGTCGGTGTTGGCGGGGTCAAATATAAAAGACATTTGTGAATCTAAGCCAATCGTAGTTGCGGCATTTATAGATATTTGTCCTATACCAGCCATATAAAGTTTATAAATCATAGTTCACACCCCGTAAAAAACAATGTGCCACTATTAAATATTAAAAACGAAGCATTTCCAGCAGTTAATCCACTTGCTACTGTTGCTTGAACGAGTGTAGAAGATACACCTGCTTGAGTAAATGTAAGATTGGTAACGGCAACTCCGCCGCCGGTAGAATTTGAAACAATTGCATTCATTGAAGATGTTGTAATTCCTGTTGGCGCAGCCCTTGTTGTGACAGGATGTGGAATTGGAATATAGGCGGAAGTAGTGCTACTTGCCTGTCCTTGATATTGAACTGCAAGAGAAGAACCTAAATAAGCAGGTAAATACCTCTGACACAACGCCAACTCAGTACCATACGGTCTGCGCTCAAACGGTGTAGCGGTGCTGCCGACTTCTAGTTGGACTCCGGTGATGTACCAAGTGGCGTTGAGAGTGCCGATGACTGAGACTGCGCCTGTTACTGATACTAAGTTTGATCCAGCCCACGCTCCAGCAGTTCCACTATAAGTAGAGCCTACTCCAAGACCAAATGCCACTTGAATTCCAACTCCAGTTGTTGTTAGCCAAGTTCCAGTTGTATCGCCAGCAATAGTTACTGTTTTTTGTTCCCAAGTATTAGCAGACGAAATAGTGTATGAAAACGGATAACTTCTATTATTTGCAGAATTTCGTAAACTGCCGCCAAATGAGCCTGTTAAACTAGAGCGAACCCAAAAAGAAAGCGTTATGGTTTTTGCTGATGCCGAACCCCACGCTAAATCAGAAACATTAGTTCCTTCAATTTTTTGAATCAATGTAACATATTGACCAGATGCAAGAGTTCCGTCAGCAGTAGTTGTCGTGCATTTAAGAGAATTTACAAAACCAGTTGGAGCCGATGAATCTTGTTGGGCGGTCATCGCACCATCAGTATCCTCATAACCAATAAATCTATCTACTGTGTAATCTCCGCTGGAAGTTAAAGTCACACTCGCACCAGCATTACGCTGGTCAATCCTCATGTCTCCGTTGATGATGCGGTTGCGAAAGCCTTGCAGACTATCCGCAGTCGGGGTCATGCTGTTGATGGTGGCGGTATTGCCACCGCTGGCGTCTGTTACTGCGTTTACTTTGAGCGTAGACATTACGCACCGCCTTTCGGATACTTATCTTTTACGGCTTGAATAGCAGACTTCCATGCGTCCATGCCGCCGTGGTAGAGCAGGTCGAGTTGGTCAACGATGGATGGATATTCTGCGGCTCGTTGGTCTTTGTAAGCGTTAGCGGCTATCAATGCTTCAGCGGCGGCCTTGTTATACGCAACCGGGTTACCAGCATCATCAAAGGCTTCCTCGCCACGGATAGGTTTAGTTGATAAATTGCATCGTGGAGGTTCATGCCGCTATCTCCAAAAATTGTATTCTTGCTGTATACGCTTCATTAGTAATAACAGTTCCGCTACCGCCTCCTCTGTTGACAGATATTGTGTAGGTGATGGCAGTTCCAGCAGATTGAGAAGGTGAATCTAAATAACTAACTGGCACAATCATATCAATTAAACTAGCATTATTATTTCTTAAAACCCAAGAAGATGAAGTATATAGGGCAGTTGTTGAACCGCTTATCGTTCTTTCATACTTAATAAAACTATTAGCGTTAGATGCATTCCACCCAAAAGTAGCAATAATTTGTATTTTTGACGAAGCAGCAACAGTTGTTATTGAACCTGTAACACCAGTTACATACGATGTAGAAGTTGTTGAATTTGATGTTGTGTAATCAGCATTAACCACCTGCAACACCGACCCAGTAGGCAACGCTGCCTTGGGAATAACCTGACCGTTAGATCCAGTAGTAATAAAAGTCCCTGCATTGTCAGGCAAAGACAGCGTTCTGTTCGTATTGCTATTTGGGCTGTCAATCGTGAAGATGCCCGTGCCGCTTGCGTTAGGAGCGAGTTTTATCTGTGACATTATTTATTCCTTAGCAGGCCATCAGCACACATGGGACGCAGTAGGAGCCATCCTCGTATGTGCAAGTAACATGGTTAGATGTGACCTTGGCAACCGTCTTAGAGCGCACAATATCGTCACCTTGTGGTTTGGCAGTACCGTCACCAGCAGACATCAGTAAGTCACCTTTCTGAACTACTACGCCTTGAGCGATACGGATAATCATGTCACCTGTCATCGCCATGTTGATTTCATCTACCTGATGCGCTTCATCGTAAGACCAGTTTACAAACACACCAGC